CATCTATCTCTTCTATCAATACAAGGCATCCACCGCCTTTGCGGATCTCGCCCCTTTTTACAATTAAAACGTCAATTTGTGCGTCATCCTCATATACCCAACCTTCCAATGCATCCCACAACGCTTTCACACGATTATCAATATCTTGCAATCGCTTATCCCTTGGGTATAACACTATTTCCATCTGTAAGCGCACAGAACCGCCCAGGCGAGGCACTTTGTAGTCGTGCATATATTCAGCCACCTTTTCCCTAAAAAGCACCCCTTCTTTGGAAATAAATCGTCTGTGACCATTGGCTCGCCAATAACTGTTTATTGATGGTGGGTAGGGCAGATTAAGAACTAGCAAGTAAACGCTCCGTTATTTTGAGGAGTTCTTCCTCTCCAATTTTATGATGCTTGGCGAATCCTTTATGTCCAAGACCATGAACACCTGAATTGCCTCGGTGGTGTTCAGGACATAGTCCGATAACAGGTGCATTAGCTCTTTTACCGCCAAAGCGTCTAATGTGGTGGATTTCGCAGGGTGACTCTCCATAGCCCAAGTGATAACACAAGACGCATCCAAGTCGTGCAACTCTGTCGTAGTGTTCTTTTTCACTCTTCAGCATTGGCAAACATCTGTTGTGCAATATTTTCTAGCTGTTGGCTTAAATCAACCAGTGAAATGCTTATATTGTAGGCATCATCCCACTTTTTATTGAGGGTGGCCTCTTCATAAGCCCTGATTGTTCTTTTAATCTCTAAAAGCGTTTCTGAAAAATCAATAAATTCAGGATTTTTAACAGCAAAATTAATGGCTTTTTTTAATTTTTGGTTCATTTAATCATCTTTTCAAAGGCTCGTTGATTGGCTTGCTCCACTTTCCATGTTTCGTGGCGCATTTGTGCTGCAATTAGTTTCCATCTTAATGCTTCAGCCTGCTCTGTGGCTAGACCTATGGCTTTACAAAGTTCCTGATAGTCAGGGCTTGCATAAGCCTCACGTTCCTGCGCACCAAGGCTTTGTTCGCTTGATTGTTTCATTTTGATTGCTTTAAGCGAGGATTTATATGTTTCAAGCTCGGCTAGCCTCCCTTTAGCCTGGGCATAAGCAGGGGCATTTTTGTAGATAAAGTCTACAGCGTCATTTGGGTCGTATTCTTTGTTTTCCATAATTTAGTTAGTCCTTCCTGTAATTTAAGGCGAGCATCAAGCCCACGTCTTTGCTGAACCAAGTCCAAAAATTCTCTTCTTTTTTGCAAAGGCATATTTGCAACAGCCCTGATTTCGCATTCATGCCTCCATTCCTCGCTGTTCGTATCCATTTATTCTCTCGCCAATCCATCGCATAACAGGAACTGCCATACTATTTCCCATCGCTTTATATCGTGGTGTGTCAGGGCAGTTTTCTTTAATATTAGTGTAATTATCAGGAAAACCTTGCAGCCTTTCGCATTCAATTGGGGTTAATCTGCGAACAGCCATTTTGTGAAATATTTGTTGATCCTGATGAGTTGATAAAGTGAATGCTGATTCATCAGCCCCAAGATAACCTTTACCACCACCATCACAACCGCCACGAACTTTAAAAGCGTGAGCAATATATTGCGTGTCTTCAGTATTTTCATTTCCTGTTCGGCTAACACCTGCAGCCGAGCTAAGTAATGTTGGAAATGTTTGCGCAGCATACGTCACAAATGTGTCTGACTCTCCATCATAACGTGTTCCAATGCCTGTCGTAAGGCATTTGGCAAGGTCTTGCCTCGTTTGTCTGCTCTTTTCAATATCCCCTGACAGGCTTTCGGACTCAAATAATACTTCTGCAGGTGCTTGCCATCCTCCAATATGTCCGACAACAAACACTCTTCTGCGTCTTTGTGCGACTCCGAAGTGTTGAGCATCCAACACTCTGTAAGCGAACCCATACCCGAGTTCAGAAACCGCTCCGAGGAAGGAGCCAAAATCCCTTCCTCCACTTGAACTAAGGACGCCTGGCACGTTTTCCCAAATGAACCACTTGGGTCTAAATCGGTCAAGAATTGCGCAATACGTGAGTGCAAGATTACCCCTTGGGTCTTCAAGACCTTTTCTAAGGCCTGCAACGCTAAATGATTGGCAGGGAGTTCCTCCGACCAAAAGTCCAACTGTGTCATTTATATTCCAATCTTTAAATTTAGTCATATCACCAAAGTTTGGGACTTCAGGATAGTGATGTTTTAATACTTCGCTTGGAAACTTCTCAATTTCAGAAAATCCGACAGGCTTCCAACCCATGTGATGCCAAGCGACTGTGGCAGCCTCAACCCCTGAACAAACGCTTAAATAATTCAAAATGGGGCATCCTCATAAACAGGCTTTGGTTGTTTAACACGCACAAAAGTCCAACCTTGGCGCATTTCGGTTATATGCTTGGCTTCCCAAAGCGTGGAAACAATCCGCATTTTTTCGTTGTTTTCGTCAAATATGTGATATTTCATGCGCCACCTTGAATCAAACGTTGGCGATATTGGCCTTCAGTTTCGCCAGGTCGTGGCTCTATGCCGAGTTCTTTGCCTTTTGCCATCACACCCCCAAGAGTTTGATGCCAAGCCACAATGGGCTTATCCTGCGTTCCATGAAAGTTTTGACGTTGGTTGCGCACCCAAGTTCGCCACGTTGCATCCCAATCCAACTTCACCCCTTTTGCGCCAGGCACAGAAATCCAATAGTCGGCAAAAGATTCATAAACGTCTGCAGGCTTAAGATCAGGTCGCTTTTCTTTGCAGTAGGATTCCCAAGAAGGCGGTATTTGGTCTTTTTTGGCAAATCTTGAACCTTTAGTCGCTTTAGCGACAGGCTCAATACTATGGTTCTTGGTTAATGGTTCATGGTTCATGGTTTGCATTGGGGGGTGTTTAGGGGGGCTATCGCTACCCTTTCCCCACCTTAATGCTGCCCCTTTGCGACCCCCTTCTTGCATAGCGTGATATTTTGCTATTTCCTCGTCTGCACGTTTATTTCGCCAACCATCGTCACATTCTTCAAAAAATTCAACTAAAACAGTTGCAACAACTTCTTCGGTGGATTTGATCCGCCTTGCCAAAAAGCCTAAATTCTTTGTAAATGGTTGTTCAGTTTGGTAATAAAGGTCTATTAATCGCCTATAAGCCAAATCTTCCTCGTTTGAAAGGTGGCTTGTGTGGGATATATAGTCCCCAATATGGAAGGGGTAAAAATTCATATTTTCCTTTGTCAAAGGTAGTCGTTAAAAAAGGGTGGGCAGGCAAGCGTTGACTAGACGCTGTTCAGGAATGACCCTAGCCATGCCCATAGGTTATCGTTAAACTTGCCTTTCAGCAAGCTCTGGCCATACAAACCGCCAAGTATCAGGAAATAGCTCTTTTCTATTAACTAAGCCATGACTTTGCTTTTCAAGCTCGGCAGCCAAAAAATACAATTTATCTTGGGGTATACCCTTGACTTTCCATTGTGCAACCGCAGGTGGGCTTACCTGGCAAAGCCTAGAAACCGCTGAAGTTCCACCCAAAAGCTCAATAATTTGTGGTTGTGTAAGTATCATATTAAGCTAAGTATAACCCAAGAATATATATTTTACAAAGTTCTTGCACTTTTATTTAATTTAGCTTAATATATCTATACGTTAATTTAACGGTGAAAAATAGGAAAAAATCATGGAAGAACAAGCAGCACAACACAATGACCGCCTACAAATGGAACGTGAACTAGAGTCCATTTTTCAGGATCTTGAAGACGGTTTAGTCCCCACCTTTGACCAAATAGACATTCTGCGCTATCACTGCGGTTTGAAGGTTTACCCACGCACAATTCTTAATGACGTTTTTAAAGACTTTGGCACAATTTATGGAGCATCAAAATGATTCTTAAAGAAGAACAAATGGAAGGCAAAGATTTTAAGATTGCGCCAGTGGGTAACCACTTGGCTCGTTTATATCGCATTATTGACCTTGGCACACAAAAAACGGTGTGGGAAGGTGTGGAAAAAATGCAACGCAAGATTATGTTTAATTTTGAATTGCATGGCGAAGATAACGAAGGCCAACCTTTAACGACTGATGATGGCAAACCTTTGATGGTTACTAAGCGATATACAAGGTCATTCTTTGAAACTTCAGCCCTACGTCAAGATTTGCAGGCTTGGAGAGGAAAAGAATTTACAGCAGACGAGCTACAAGGCTTTGATATTACGGTATTACTTGGTAAGTTTTGCATGATTAACGTGATTCATAACAAGGCATCAAACGGTAAAACTTATGCCAACGTTAAAGGTTTAAGCCCTGTTCCTGCAGCTATGAAAAAATTAGGCGAGCCAAAAGGTGTTAACGATACGTTTATTTTTGACCTAAACGCTTTTGATCAGGCTAAATTTGACACGTTGCCACAATGGTTGCAAGACACCATCAAAGAATCCGCAGAGTATCGTGGAACTGTGGCTTCAGGCAATCCTGCCAAAGTCTTGCAAGATATTGATGATGACGTGCCATTTTAAATAATTAAGGGGTGAAAGCGGATGCTGGGTATTTGGGTTGAGACTACTTAGCCGACCAGACGCAGCGAGTAGCCCCACCTTTAAATATGAACAGAAAAAAACAACTAATGGATACTCTTTTAGATGAATTATCTAGAAGACCAATGAATCGTCAAGAAATGGCCGACTTTTTAGGCGTAACTGTTATTTTTATTTCTAGGTACATCACAGAATTAAGAACCAAGCGCTTAATTTATATCGACCATTACCAAAGAACGGCACATGGCAAACCTAAGTCTTTTTACAAGGCTGGTAACTTGCCAGATGCTAAAG